ATATGATTTCTTTGCAGAAGAGTGGTCTTATGAGTGTGGTGCGTGTGGTACAGATCTTTACGCACCCACTAAAAAACATATGGAGGGCAACCTTTGGATTCATACTCACTCAAGTGATTGTCTTGGAGGCTGGTAATGACTAAAGAAGGATTAGAACAATTCTTATCTCAATTAGATGAAGAGATTATGGTTATGGATGGCTTTGAAGAAGCATTTATAGGTCTATCTAAAAGATGTGGTCAGCCAACTCTTGCAACATATTCATTTATAAAGATGATGCAAATTCTTGTTGATCGTGATGATATGAGTTTTGAAGAAGCTGATGAATATATATTGTATAATTGTGAAGGTGCTTGGATGGGTGAGTTAACTCCAATAATCCTGCACGAATATGATGATCCCTGGATTATATAATGTCTGATAAAAAAGAAGTATTTAACGAATGCTATTTATGTGAAAAGATGTTTAAAGATATATTAGATTTAATTAATCATATCAAAACAATGCATAAAGATGAAGCAGGTAGTTTCTAATGTCATTGGTTGAAAAGATTAAAGAAATGTTAAAAGATTATCAAGAACAACACGGCACTCTTGATGAAAAAGAGTATGAAAAACTTTTTGTACATTTTTATTTAGAACACGAAGATGAATATTTAAAAGAAAGAATTAAAACTATTAGATCAGATGGAAAAAATAGGAATTATAAATGAAAGTTAGAATAGCTAAAGAACAAATGTCTAAAGATATTGGAAAAGAAACAGACCTTGCTCTTGCAGCAGACATGGCTATTAAAATTTTAAAGACAGATCCAATGGTTATTGGTGAACCAATTGCGGAAGTTAGCCCTGGCTGTCCTATGGGGTTTGCCAATCCAAAGGTAACTTTGCATTATGATATTATTAGTCCTAGTATCTTTGATAAGTTTAAAATGTTTATAACAGGAAAATCTTTAAATGATATTGTCAGAGAAATTAGGGGAGCAGTTTAAATGGAATTTGAATTACATCATGAAAAAAATGCTGGACCAATAGTTAGATGGCTTGCAACTAAGATGTTAAATATATTACACAGGGTAGAAAAGCCTTTGTATGACTATGCAGATATGTATACGGCAGTATGGGATGATTATGAAGAAGATGACTTGTTTATTCCACATAATCAAATGGGATTATTTGATAACATAGAGCCTTTGCCACAATTTGAACATCTAACAAGTGATTTAATATAATGTCAGATGATTATTATTACTATAAAGATCAAGTAAAAGAGCTTCAGATTGTTAATAGTTTTGTTAAAAGAAATACTTTACTTTCTGTTCAAAATAGGATAGAATATATTAGAGATGAGCGAGCTAAATCAGGACTACCAGTTCATGGTGTCAATATGGCTCTTGAAGTAGTTAGGACAATGTTAAATGAAAAATAAAGAAATAAAGAAAGATAGTACTGTTGTTTACAAAGAAGTAAAAGATGATAGAGCAATTGTTTATGAAAGTAAACTTTATACTGTAGATGAATTTGTTTCAAAGTATTCTAATGCCTTGAGATCATACTTGCTTACCAGACAGCTTGGAGACAAGAATAAAAAAACACACATAGTTGATCTTGCGGTAGAGAATGCTTCTTTTGCAGAATCACTTTATATTGGAATGGATAGCTTTGGATGATGTTTTTAACAAAGATGATTAAGTTTGCAGAAAAAATTGGTATGGATGTAGACGAACTTATGGAAATGACAGTTCTTGATGCAATGATGAAAATAGAAGAAACCAGAAATATGTGGGCAGATTTAGCAAAAGAAATAGGATAGTCTGTACGGTATAATTAAGATATGAGTAATTTAATAGATATAAAAGTAGTTGGCTGCGGTGGCGGTGGAGTTAACGCTGTAGATAGTATGATCCTGCAAGGACTATCTGGAGTTGAATTTATTGCAATTAATACTGATATTCAAGCACTAATGCCAAGTTTGGCAGATGTTAAAATTGATATTGGAAGAGATAGAACTGGTGGTCTTGGTGCTGGAGCAGATCCAAATATTGGAAGACTTTCAGCAAAAGATAGCATAAGTGAAATTTCTGAAGTTCTTGAACAAGCAGATGTAGTTTTTGTTACTGCTGGAATGGGCGGAGGAACTGGAACTGGTTCTGCACCAATTGTTGCTAACTGTGCGAAGAAGGCAGGAGCGTTAACTGTAGGGGTTGTTACCACCCCATTTGGGTTCGAGGGTAAGAAGCGAATGAATAACGCCTTAGAAGGAATTGTTAATTTTAGCAAAGAAGTTGATACACTCATAGTTGTTCCAAATGAAAACCTTCTTTTAATGTTAAACAAAAACGTTTCTATGGAAGATGCCTTTAAAGAGGCTGACAATGTTTTGTTAAAAGCAGTAGCAGGAATATCAGATTTAATTACAACCCCTGGTCAAATTAATATTGACTTTGCAGATATAAAAAGAGTTATGAAAGATGCTGGATCTGCTTTTATGGGTATTGGATATGCAGAGGGAAGAAATCGTGCAAAGGTTGCAGGTAACAATGCTATCACAAGCCCAATCCTGGATGTTGATTTAAATGGAGCAACTGGGGTATTAATTTCAATTGCTTCCTCTGGAGATATAAAAATGTCTGAAATAAATATGATAGCCTCATTAGTTTCAGGAAAAGCACACGAAGATGCTGATATTATATTTGGTACAGTCTTAGATCCAGATCTTGGGGATGGTATTTTAGTAACTGTCATAGCGACAGGCTTTGTAAATGAATGACATCCAATGGACATTTGGAATTATAACAGTATATGAAGATAAGCAAAGACTTCAAGAGATCATAGAGAGCATTCGTAATCTTAATATCCCAGAATATGAAATACTATTTGTTGGTGGTGGAGATGGTTCTGATATTGATGGTAAAGATATTAGAAAGATTGACTTTGATGAATTAGTTAAAGAAAGATGGATTACAAGAAAAAAGAACATCCTTGTAAAAGAAGCTAAGTATGACAATATAGTTTTGATGCACGACTATCATATCTTTGATAAAGACTGGTACAAAAACTTTGTTGAATTTGGAACTGATTGGGAAATTTGTTCCTGCCCACAGTATTTAGTTACTGGATCAAGAAACCCAATGGACTGGTCTCTTTGGGACAAGCCAGGTCACGGAAGAGCCTGGTCCTTAGACTATAACGATTGGTCTCAAACCCAGTATATGTATATCTCTGGTGGATTTTTTATGGTCAAGCGTCATGTAATGATTGAGGAACCCCTTGATGAAAGTCGTGGATGGAATGAAGAAGAAGATGTTGAATGGTCTTACAGGGTAAGAGATAAGTATGTAATGAAATGTAATGGGAAAAGCATTGTCAGGCACAACAAATGGCATAGACATGCAGGTCCAGAAAGATGAGTAATAAATTAGTTATATTTGATTTAGATGGTGTGCTAATTGATTCAAAAGATTTGCACTATAAAGCTCTCAACAATGCGTTAGAAAAAGTTGATACAAAATATAAAATATCTTATCAAGAGCATTTGTCAAAATATGACGGCTTAAATACTAAGAAAAAACTTTCTATGCTTACCCAAGAAAAAGGGCTGCCACAAGAATCTCATAATAATGTTTGGAAAGATAAGCAAGAAGAAACTTTCTTAATGCTTGAGAATCTTCCAGTAAATAATAAAGCTATAAATATTATGCTATATCTAAAATCTGAAGGTTGGAAAATTGCTGTAGCATCTAATAGCATTAGAGAAACTATCATAAAGTCTTTGCACGGAATACAGGTGCTTCATCTAGTAGATTATATTGTTAGCAATGAAGATGTTTCGCATCCAAAGCCACACCCAGAAATGTACTGGAAGTGCATGGTTTCATTAGATGCATTTCCAAAAGATACAATAATTATAGAAGACTCTCATATTGGAAGACAAGGAGCTTTAAATTCTGGAGCAAACCTATACCCAGTTAAAGATTCTTATAGTCTTAATGATACAATGTTTGTAGAGTTTATAAAAAGATTTGAAAAGAAAGAGAGAACTGGACAAGTGCCTTGGAAAAATAAAGAGATGAACATCCTTGTACCAATGGCTGGTGCTGGTTCTAGATTTGCACAGGCAGGTTATACATTCCCAAAACCCCTGATTGAAGTTAATGGTAAGCCAATGATCCAAGTAGTTGTTGAAAATATTAACATTGATGCACACTATATTTTCTTAGTTCAAAAAGACCATTATGAAAAATATAACTTAAAACAACTTCTTAATTTAATTGCTCCAGACTGTGACATAATTATTGTTGATGGAATGACTGAGGGTGCTGCCTGTACTACCCTGTTGGCAAAAGCTTTAATTGATAATGAAAAGCCCTTGCTAATGGCTAACTCAGATCAGTATGTTGAGTGGGATTCCAACGAGGCTATGTATGAATTTGGTGCTAGTAATATAGATGGTGGAATACTTTCATTTAAAGCAACTCATCCAAAATGGTCTTTTGCAAAAGTTGGTGAAGATGGATTTGTTTCAGAGGTAGCAGAAAAGAATCCAATTTCTGACAATGCAACTGTTGGAATTTATTACTGGAAGCACGGATCAGATTATGTTAAATATGCTAATCAAATGATAGAAAAGAATATTAAAACCAATAATGAATTTTATGTTTGCCCTGTTTTCAATGAGGCAATTCAAGATGGAAAAAAGGTAAGATTAAAAATGATTGATAAAATGTGGGGAATTGGAACTCCTGAAGACTTAAATTACTTTTTAGAAAATAACAAGGAGATATGATGGCAAAAGGTAAGAAGGACTATTTAAAGATGCAAAATGATTACTATGATGAGTACGCTTCTAAGTGGTCATTAGATTTTAGAGACCCAGTGGTTGGATCATATGATGCTCACAATAACTGGAAAGACTATGATGAGTTTCTTTTTAAAGACTTTGATACTTCTGGTCTAGTGGCATTAGACTATGGATGTGGTCCAGGAAGAAACCTTATTAAGTTTAATAGTAAGTTTGAAAGAATTGATGGAGTAGATATTTCAGATGTGAATCTAGAAAAGTCTAGAGTTAATTTAAAGCACAACAAGATAGAAATTCCAAACCTATATGTGACATCTGGAGATAACCTATCAATGATTGAAGATGATGTTTATGATGTAATGTTTGCAGTAATTTGCTTCCAACACATTTGTGTTCACGATGTTAGATTTAACATTCTTAAAGAAGCTTATCGTGTTCTTAAAAATGGTGGAAAGCTGTGCTTCCAAATGGGATTTGGTGGAAAAAAAGGTATTACAACGGCTGGATACTATGATAATCTTTATGATGCTGCAAGTACAAATGGTCATTCAGATGTAAGTATCACAAATGAAGATGAGTTGATTGATGATTTAGTTAATAAGATTGGATTTAAAAATTATAAGTCAGATATTAGACCAACTGGTCCAGGGGACAATCATAGAAGCTGGATTTGGGTACAGGTTGAAAAATGATATACATATCCCATCGTGGTAATCTAACGGGCAAAAATCCAGAGTTTGAAAATAGTCCAGCATACATCTATCGTGCTATAGAGCAAGGATTTGAGGTTGAAGTAGATTTGCGTGAAAAAGATGGTAGGTTTTATTTAGGTCACGAAAAGCCACAATACTTAATTGACTCTAATTTTATTGAAGAGTGTAAAGAAAGCCTTTGGTTTCATTGCAAGGATGCAAAGTCTTTAGAATATGCACTAGACGAGGAAACAAATTGTTTCTTTCATAAAACAGATGACTATACTTTAACCAGTAAAGGTTATGTCTGGGCATTTCCAGGATTTGCAAAAGCTACTTCAAAGACTATTGGGGTTCTTCCAGAACTATATAGGACTATTGAAGAAATGAAAGGTCTAGACTATTATGGATATTGTTCGGATATCATAATATATATAAGGAGCAGTAATGTTTAAAGAGATAGATTATAACAAGCACTTTGTTATTGGTACACCGCTTGTAGGCTGGAAAGCAGATATGAAAGAGGAAATGTCTTGGCTGGCAAACTCAAAACAAATAATTGAAAAATTTCCTAATGCAAAATTCTTTACTGCATTAGAACTTGATAATAGAGGTCTAGAACCTTTTGAAAGAGTTTTAAATGCTTTAAAAGAAGTTAATGGAGACTACTGGACATATTCATTAAATGATATGGAAAGTACTGTAACATCTTCAAATAGATGGATAAGAATTGAAACTGGTAGAAATTTAATTAGAGAATTTGCTCAAAGATTAAGAAAAACTTCTGGTCATCACTGGGGAGAAGATTGCACAGAAGAAAATATTGGAGTTGTAAACTATGATGCAATATTATATGTTGATTCAGATATAGTTTTAACTGCAGAACTTATTGAAAAATTGTTTGAAGTAGATCATCCTATTGTTAGTGCAGATGTTCCAGCCTATGGACTAAGAGGAAAAGCTGTTTGTGATAATCCAAGAATTGAAGAACATTGGAATACTGCAGGAATGCTTTTAGTAAACTCTCCTGCATTCTATGACCTTCCTTGGTATCATAACTCATATCTTAATTTAAGTGAAGATCCAACATTCCAGTCAATGGCTGAAAGATTAAAAGTAAGAGTTGGATTAGATAATCTTGATCACACATATGGAATGACTTGGGTAAGAAAAGATATAAAAGCAGAACATAGAGGACAGCTTCTTCCTGTTGAAGATAGAAGAATTCCTCCTAGAGATATATAGATTTCCTTAGGATGGGAAACATCCTGGATATGATGCTAAACTATCCAAATATGTTAGGAGGAATAGTGATAAGTAAAAGATTTTCAGTAGCAAGTGCATGTAACTTGTGCCTTGATTTAATTACAAAATTTATTAATAAAGCAGAGCAAAAGTCTAAAAAAAATCCAGATTGCAAGTGTAAAAACTGTAGCTGTTCTTAGTCATATGATAAAATTTCTCTTATTTTATTCTCGAAACAACCATTAATTAGTTTATTAGCAATGATATAATAGATTTGTTAGATGCGTCTAACGAGGAGCCTATGTAATAAATTGAAAAGAATCTTTTCTTACCTACTATTAATTCCAGTATTTTTAATTGGTACTATGGTTTTAACGTCCCCAATGACCAAGGCAGACACTCCGTTAGTTTGTAATATGCACATTGTAACTGGGGACGATGATGGATCCTTTCCTATGATACTTCCTTTTAGTCTAACCTTGGGTAGCACAGAATATAGTCAAATCTTTTATAGCACTAACGCAACTGTCACATTTGGACAAGCAGATGGAACTTATTGGGACTATCCACAAACACCATCCATATCAATAGCTGGAAAAGACTGGGTTTCTTTTGGAGAGGGAGCCTATACCTCGTATGGATATAATGAAAATTCATTTTGTATAGAGTGGTCCGTTAGACCCTTTCCACAATTTACTGGACCATTAACTCAAATGAGATTAGTCGTTGCTAAATTTTCAAATGGTGGATGGCATGGTGAAATTGTTACAATGACAGATCTTCCAGCAGATACAAGAAGAGCAATTAGATACGAAAGGAATCAGACTGTTGTTCCTATGGAGGCAGCCTTTGACGTTAATGGTGGAATGCCTATTGAAGTTGAGCCATCACCAACACCATCAAGCTTTACAGAGCCTCCAGTTGTTCCAAGTGAAACTCCTACTCCTACTGCCAGCCCTGAGCCACAACCGTCAGAATCACCAACGCCAACAATAGAACCGTCACCGCAGCCATCAGAGCCAAGCCCACAGTCGTCAGAACCTGTTGTGCTGCCTTCAGAAACTTCTTCACCTATTCCAGTCCCCTCTTTTTCAAGTCCCTCAGAATTTCCGTTGCCCCCTGTAGAACCTGAGCTAATTCCAGACCCAATTCTTGAGCCAGAGATTTCATTTCCAGAACCATTAATTCCAGATCCAATTGAGAGTTCATTTCCTGATCTAGATCTTCCATCCATTGATCTTCCATCTAATAATAATATCATAGAAATAACTAATGAAGAGATAAATACTTTTGTTGAAACCTTTACTGATAGCGGCACTATCTCAGATATTGAAACAGAACTATTAATTGATAACTTCTTAAATGATGGTTTTATTTCTGAAGATGAAGTTCTTGGACTTTTAGAATCTTTAATTCAAGATGCATTTTTCACGGAAGATGAAAAAGAATTGCTTGTAGATGTCATATTAGAACAAGCAGATGGTAATGCTATATCTACTGAATTAATTAATGAACTTGGTCTTGATTATGAAGACTTGCCAGATGACCAACCAGTAGCTTTGGACAATGGCGTAATTTTGTTTGCTGAAGTAGCAGATGCTCTTGAAATATTTGAGAATCCTTCAGAGATTTTAGGTGCTGTATTTACAGATCCTGGCAAGGCTCTTACTGCTTTAGCAAATGTTGGTGCAGATATGACACCAGAAAAACGTGAGGAATCGCAAATAGTAGTTGTTGCATCTATCATTGCTGCACAAATCCTATCAACGTCTAGTGTAATAGGGAGGATAAGATAATGAAAAAATGGATAAAAGATAAAATTCGTGAAACATTGAATCAAACATTTACACTTCTTGGTATGTTCATAGCTTGGGTAGTGTTAGATGGCAGTGCAAAAACCATAGTAGCTTGGGCAATAGTCTGGGCAATTTTTGTATGGTTATTTTCAATGAACTTTAGAGAAGGAGGACAAAATGACAAACAATAAAACAGAAGAAGTAATTGGCTCAACAGCCGTAACAAACATCTGGAATATCTTTTATAGAATTGTTGCAGTATTTGCAGCATCTGGATTATCAATTATTGGTGCAGGTTCTTTAGTTGGAATTGACACGATTACAGCCGTTATAATGGCAGGTACTCTTGGTGTTGCTACCGTTATTGAAAAGCTTGCTAGAGCCTTTCTTGATGATGGCAAGTTAAGTGCTAAAGAAATTAATGCAGCATTTGCTCCAGTTGACAAAAAAGCACAACAGTAAGTAGGCTATAATATAGTAGGGGAGTCCTCCCAAGGGCTCCCTTATTTTATAGGAAAAGGAAATGATTTAAATGGGTTCACCAATCGTTGGAGGTAAGATTACAACACCTTACAAGAAGTTTGGAAAAATGTGGTCAAAAGGCTACCATACAGGAGTAGACTATGCAGTCAAATCTGGAACAGACATTGTTGCTGTTGCTGATGGTAAGATTGAAAATGCATCCTGGGGTGCTGCTTATGGCACACAGTTAGTGCAAAAAGTTGAGGGTGGCTGGGTAATCTATGCACACCTTTCAAAAGCTTTAGTTAAGGCTGGAGACAAAGTAACGAAGGGACAGCACATTGGAGAGTCTGGTAATACAGGAAATTCTTCAGGTCCACATCTTCACTTTGAAATGAGAGATAATATTAGATGGAGTGCAGGTAAGGATATTGATCCTGCTGCAATTCTTGCGTCTTAATATATCAAATTAACAATTGCCCCTAGAAATAGGGGCTTTTGTATTTAGTAAAATTAGTTATCATTTTGTTATAATAAAAACTTGATTTTGTCAATATTTCGTGCTATGATTGAAGAATGCGTATCAGAACCTTGGTTCCGATTGCCCTTGTTGCGGTTCTTGCAATTGCATCCCTACCAACAAGCCACAGTCAGACCAGTGCTAATGCACCGCAAGAAAGTAAGACAATATTAACACCAGAAAATGAGATAGATAGATATCTTATTGAGAGAAGTAGAAAGATTGCTTCTCGATCTCTTAAAAGAGACCATATTGGTAAAGAAATAGTAGATACGGGTAAAGATTATTTTGGCGTACCCTACTGTTGGGGTGGAGAAAGTTCTAGATGCTTTGACTGCTCTGGATTTATTCAATATGTTTTCAATAAAAATGGAATAGAAGTCCCAAGAACTGCTGATCAACAGCTTGACGCTATGACTATTATTTCAGAGAGTGAAGCACAACAGGGAGATTTAGTATTCTTTGTTTATAGAAATGGATATGCTCACCATGTTGGAATCTATGTTGGTAACAACACAATTCTTCATTCACCAAAACCAGGGAGAAGAGTTAAATTAGAGGAAATCTGGTCAACAAGGGTGGTCTTTGCAAGAGACCCATCTATGATAATTCCAGTTCCACATTCAGTTGAACCTGTTATAGAAGAGGTTAAAACAGAAGATGGATTAACTTACTAATTTAATTAGATGTCCTGAGTACAGACATTAAACTGCTCATTTTAAATTAGATTTTCTTCCACGCCATTCAATTAATAATTTTGATCCTTTACTCATATTGCACTTGGCACATGCAGGAAGAAGGTTTCCAATAGAATGTCTTCCACCTTTACTAATTGGAATAATATGATCAGCATGAATTGAATTAGTAGAACCACAATAAAAACATGGAGAAGAGTATAGTCTTTTCAATTCTTTCTTAGAAATTTCATAAACGCCGTTAGAAAGTTTTTTAGTTCGTCTCCTATTATCTGTATTTTTTCTTATCTCAGGATTAACTAAATTATACTGTCTTTGCTGTTCTTTTATTTTTTCAGCATTTGCCAAATTCCATTGCCTTCTTATGTGAGCATTTTCTTTGCGATATTTTTTTATTCTATCAATATTGGCTAAATAGTATTCCTTTTTATTTTCCTTTATTTTATCAATATTAGCTAAATAACGTTCCCTCGTTCTATGAACATTATCTAGACGATATTGTATTCTATCCTCTTTAACTTTGTCCTTATTAGCAAAATAATATTTGCTACAACATTCTTTGCATTTATACATAAATCCATCTTTGTTTTTTTTATCTTTGCCAAAACAATCAAATGTCTTTAATTCTTTACATTTAGTACAAATTTTCATAGTCCTAATTGTACATTAATATAGTAATTAAGTCAAGCATTTTGACTTGACAATATGAAAGGAGTAGGATATAATTTACCTATGGATAAATTAAAAGTTATTATTGAAGAACCCAGTGGCTCAAGACGATCATTTTTTTACAATGTAAAGAATGAAGAAGAGGCAAAGGATATTGCAGAAGGTATTGAGAAAGAGCTTAGACCTAACTTTAGTATGGCATCTTGGAAGTATACAAAGGATAAGAAGTGAAAACAGAAGTTGTTGATTTCTGGGCTACCTGGTGTGGTCCTTGTAAGTTAATGAATCCAATTCTTGACGAGGTAGAAAAAGAATATTCTGATCTAACTATTACAAGAGTTGATATTGATTCTGATAAAAACATGGTTGAAAAGTATAAAATTCAATCAGTTCCTACTTATGTTATCTTAAAAGATGGCAAAGAAGTAGATCGTATTATTGGTGCAAAACCTAAGTTTGCCTTTTTAAAGAGAGTGTTCCCAGAAAATGATTGAAATTATATTGCTATCAACCCTTATTATACATATCTTTGCATATAATGATTTTAAGAAGTATATAGAAAAAATAGAAAAAGAAAAAGAATCTATCCTTAGAAAGGGATTAAAATAATGTCAAGCACACTAGAGCTGGTAGTTCAAGAACTACAAAACCGTATTGGTCAAATTACAACTCAATATGAAACACAACTTGCAGTTTTAAAGGCACAAGTAACTGAAACACTTCAGGCAAAAGATGAAGAGATTAAAAATTTAATAGAGACTATTGAATCTAACAATGAGGAAAAATAGTGGGAAAGCATCATGATAAAGTTGCAAAGGCTTTAGAAACTAGAATTAAAAATGTTCCTAATAGAGGTGGATATAATACTCCTGGCTCTATGAATAAGAAAAAGACTGGTTACGCTAAGAATCGCTAATGAACGCACCATTTATGAATGCAAGGTCACCTGAACTTTGGGATGATGACCGATTAATGGCAAAGCAAAAGATAATCTCTTGGCTTGCAGACTCTAAAGATGCAGATCATTTAAGGTTTGAAATAGAAACAAGTACTCGTTTAATCTTAGAAAACATTTTTACGCAAAAAAGCCTTGAGTCTGTTATCTCTAAAAATCCTGAGGCATTAAAGGTTTTGAGGTCCTTGACTAGGCGAGACATTGGTACAAGTCAAATGGCTACATTCTTGAATGTCACCACCAATGTATTAGAGAGCTTTGAAGCAGGTCTTAAAGTATCTGAAGGTCTAGCTCTTGGGGCTGAAAATATTCTACTAAAAGAATTAGATCAAGGAATTTCAGGATGGATTCTAGAAGGTAGAGAGCCATCTATAGAAGAGTTCAATAGGACTCTTTGGATTTCATCTGATAGAATCTTAAGACGTAGTACATCAACTAGTTTGCGATACAAGCACGAACCAAGACAACTTGAAAAGCTAGAGAATTACCTAAATTCAAAAGGATTAAAGAAAATTGATGGAGCTTCAATTAAAGATCCAAGATATGGAATGCCCATGGGGACTTATTCTTTTAGAGTAAGTATTCAAGGAATGACGAGTGATGGACTAATTCTTATGCAAACTGTAGACGCATTGATTAAGCCATTCTCTAATTCAGATAGTTTGCTTCCAATATTTCTAGAAGCAAAATCAATGACGGACGAAGTAAACCCAAACAAAAGACAAAAAGAAGAAGCACAAAAAGTTGAAAGTGCAAAAAGGAGATGGCAGCTAGAAAACGAACGCCTTAACTTTGTTTTATTATTGGGAGGAACAGTTCCTAAAAGATATCTTCAGGTTGAAGCTGGATCTGATCTTGACTGGATTTGGGAGCATAGAGTAGAAGACTTAGATCTATTACTTGATTGGTATCAAACCCAATAATCTCTAACATAATATAATTAAATATCAATCCCCAATAGCTCAATCGGCAGAGCGTCAAACTGTTAATTTGAATGTTCCTAGTTCAAGTCTAGGTTGGGGAGCAGCAGTATATGTTGGTCAGTTGCATATACTCCCACATGTTATATGGCATGGCAAACTGACTCCCCCTGATTAGCTCAGTGGATAGAGCGATAGGTTTCTACCCTACAGGTCAGGAGTTCGAATCTCTTATCGGGGACTTTAGAAATACACATATATAATAGAACTACTATGTATGAATACCGAGTAAAGAAAGTATTGAGGGTAGTTGATGGTGACACTATTGATGTTGACATTGATCTTGGCTTTAATGTTTCGTATACACAGAGGGTAAGGCTTGCTGGTATAGATACTCCAGAATCTAGAACAACTGATCTTAAAGAAAAGGCACTGGGTTTGGAAGTAAAAGAATATTTGAAGCATTGTCTTGAAGGTGCGGGAGACATTGTTATTCAAACAGAGAAGCCAGATAGCTCTGAAAAATATGGTCGTATTTTAGGCTGGCTATTTATTAATGATGAAGATACTTCCCTTAATGAAAAGATGATTTCTGAAGGCTATGCCTGGGAATATGACGGGGGAACAAAGAAGAAAGACTTTGACTCCCTACTTGCTAAAAGATCCAATTCCTGATATAATATAAGTCGGAGGCAGACGCTCTCACCTAGAAAGATAGAAAATGAAATTTACACACTCAATAGCTGAAATGCTAATCCTATTCTTCGTGGCATTAAATTGCTATGTAAATGTAATAAGATATTCCTGGGATAAGAAGAAGAAAAAAGCCTATATAAATTCTATTGGCAGCGATTACAAAAAATAAAAATTCGCAAAAAATCGGCGGAAATTAGTATACATATGCTTGACACAAGCAACATAATATGGTAGTCTTAAGTATGCATGATTGTGATTTTATAGTAGATTTAGATGGGCAAGTGACTTGCTCTATTTGCGGTAGTAGAGATGATGAAATGATAATTTGGACAGATCCTTATAATGGGATAGATAATCAATTGGAGTTTGAGTGAATAAGATAGCGGAATATTGGTTTTTGTTTGTAGACTTTATTAAAGATATAAATACAACTATTGTAGAATCTTGGTATTGGCTATTAGCCTTTGTTAGAGATACAAGTATGACCCCTATTGGATATTTGTCCTGGGTATTAGTTTTTATTTTGGTCACTGGGTTACTTCTTAATTACATATTGTTTCCTATATTAAAGTGGCTATATTTTAATGGAAAGAAAGAATTAAGAGAATTACCTAGATTATTATATAATGAATTATGTTGGGTTATATTTGCTTTCATTCGTTTACTTGGACCAATTGCAGCAGGTATTTGGATTGCATATTCTTTTAACTCTAAGGAATATGAATTTGCAGTTTTAGGTGTTTTATATCTAATAGCTTATATTAAATTTTTTGCACACTTAAAAGCATAAATTTCGGGGATGAATAAATACTCTTCTAATCATCTATATAACTAACTATATACATATAAAGACATATTCCTGATGCTTCGCATATGAACATATAAACCAGAAGAAAGTGTCTTACAAGGCTTCTATGGGCTTTTAAATACTATAATATGAGCACATTTAAAGAATTATATGATATTTATTGATTGATAATGGATAGAAATGGAGTATAGTGGAGATATATGGGTGACTGGCAGTATGTGATCTTAATCGTAATCCTTTTT